ATGAAAGCAAATAACGAACAACAAGAACGATACAGTAGATCAATAGTTCCGATGGAAGACATACAGAAGAACAGCCAAGTACTCTTACCTAATCATACACAAGTAACTGAAGCACAAGCTGAATTAGTACACGCAATGTTGCATGATGGTTGCAACCCAACAGAAGGTGCAAAAAGGTTAGGTAGGAATAAAGCATGGGCTTACAAAACCATTGCAAAACAACACGTTGTGGAATATAGACAACAAATAGCAATGAGTTGTTTAGGTTGGGACGCAACACAAGCATTGGCAACCATGAGAGATCTGTTGAATGCTAAGTCATCTCATGTAAGATTGGAAGCAAGTAGGGATCTGATGGATCGTGCTGGTCTGAGAGTAGATGCACCTAGACAGAGCAATACTTCTGTAAATATAAACTTCAATGTTGACTGAGGGGCCCCACGGCATACACGTCACTATAGACATACGGCTTGAAATTATAGACGCTGACACTATAACAGGTAAACCACACTCATGATATAATGTGAAAAGACAAATACTAAAAAATAATTTTATATAAATAAAGCCAAAAACACAAGGAGATAAATATGGGTGGAAGTTCAAGTGATTCAGGAGGATCAAGCAATCTTGAAAGCCTAAGGTCAAGAGATAGAGCAATGGCAGAGGCAACCAATCGTGCCAAAGCAGAACAGGAAGCTAAATCAAGACAAAGCAGTTTTGATGATTATCAGCAACAACGTAGTGCAGCTTCTCAGGGTATAGATGTAATGATAAGTCCTCAGAAAGCTAAGACAGTTAGAGAAAATGCAGGTCTTGCTATGATGCTAGATGAAAGGGCTAAGACATCTCAAATAAAAGTTCCCATTCCTACATTGGGTACAGTTGCTATGGGTACTATTAGTTCTATTAGTTCAAAGCAACAAGCAAGGGCATTGAGGTCAGGTGGAATACCAGTTTATGATAGTAGTTCTTCTATGTTTGATGCTGATAAAGATTATAGAGGGGTTGTAAAAGATGGTCGTTTTTCAGGTGATTCTTCTTTTAGTCCTATAGGTAGAAGTGAGGGTGTAACGAGAACTGAGTCAGGATCTTATTCTGTTTCTGCTAAGTCTGATGATAATGACAGTCCTACAGAAGAGATAATATCTCCATCTCCAAAGGACATGACAACACCGAAGCCAAAAGCTCCATCTATATCTACTGCATCAAGAAGAGCATTGATATCAGGTGCTGGTGGTGGTGCATTAAGAAGAAATCTTTTATGAAACTAGACTACAAACCCCCAGGGGCAGTAGCAAAAGCATTTATGAAAGATGGTTCTTTTGTACGTGGTATAAGAGGGCCAGTCGGAAGTGGGAAATCTGTTACTTGTTGTATGGAAATAATGAGGAGATCAGTTGCCCAACAGCCCAATGATCAAGGTGTAAGAAAGAGTCGTTGGGTTATTATTAGAAACACAAATCCACAACTTAAAACTACAACTATCAAAACATGGAGAGATTGGTTTGACGATAGTTTGGGTCGTTTTGTGTGGTCACCACCATATACACATAATGTATGTTTTGCTCTTGGAGATAAGACTACAGTAGAGCTAGAGGTAATATTTTTAGCTTTGGATAAGACTGAAGATGTAAAAAAGTTATTATCTTTAGAGTTAACTGGTGTTTGGGTAAATGAAGCTAGAGAGATAAATAAAAATATAATAGATGCTTGCACAATGCGTGTAGGTAGATATCCATCAATGAGGGAGGGTGGCCCATCTTGGTATGGTGTTATTATGGACACAAATGCTCCAAGTGAAGATCACTGGTGGGGAATTGTAGCTGGTGAAGTACCAATACCTGAGTACATGACACAAGAAGAAAAGCTGCTTATGGTCAAGCCTGACGATTGGAATTTCTTTTCACAACCATCTGCTATGTTTGAGAAAAAAGATGTACATGGCAATTTATCAGGATATGAAGCTAATTTACAATCTGAGAACAGGGTAAACTTACAAAATGAATATTATGACAAGATAATTTTGGGTAAAGCTCCTTCTTGGGTAAAAGTATATGTATTAAATGAATACCAAGCCTTATTAGATGGTAAGCCAGTTTATCCTACATTTAGAAGAGATACTCATGTTTCTAATGAGCCATTAGTGCCATCAGAAACCAGCGATGTAATTGTTGGCATTGACTTTGGTAGATCCCCATCAGCTGTCTTTTGTCAGCAGTTGCATTCTGGAAAATGGATTATATTCCATGAGATAATTGGCAAAGACATGGGTGCTATAAGATTTGCAGATATATTGAAAAAAGAAATATCTAAAAACCAATGGGATAAGCACACATATAAATTTATTGGTGATCCAGCTGGTAATCAAATGGCACAGACTTCTGAGCATACACCATTTATGATGTTGCGAGCATCAGGGATTAATGCTTATCCAGCACCTACAAACGATATATCTATAAGAGTAGAGGCAGTTGAATCTGTAATAAATAGAATGACAGATGGTTTTCCATCTCTTACAGTCAGCCCTACTTGCACTAATTTGATATCAGGGTTTGAGGGTGGTTATCAATTTAAGAGAATGTACTATATGGGATCAGAAAGATATGAAGAAAGACCTGATAAAAACAGATTCTCACATTGCCATGATGCATTACAATATGCTTTCTTAGGAGGAGGTGAGGGTCGAAAGGTAATGTTAGGTGGTCAAAGAGCAGCTACTGCGACTGTTGTTGAAAGAACAAGTAATCCGTTTGATAGAATGAAACGAAGAAATAATAAAAATAGTAGATTTGGAAGGCAAATGGCTAGATGAAGTGGATAATTTGCTTTTGTGATAGTAAAAATATAGGTTTATGGAAGCTATTTACCAAATATCGTGCTGGATTCACTCATGTTTATGCTGTTAGATACGATCCTGAGTTAGAATTGTGGCAAAAGGTAGAAATTACTACAAATGGTTTTGATTTTCAGAGTTTAAAAGGTGAAAAAGCTACAGAATTAGTGTTAAATATGCATTTATGCAACACTTGTGTAGAGGTAGATATAAAAGATTATCCTATTTATATACCAAGATTGTTTTATTGTGTTAGTTTTATAAAGCATCTGTGTAATGTTCGTAAGTTTTGGATCTGGACACCTTATCAGTTGTATTGTGAATTGCTAAAAAGAAAAGGTTCAATAATATTTGAATCAAAAGATTTATTGGAGTCATCAAATGGGTAGTCTATTTTCAACACCAAGAGTTGCACCTGATCCTGAATTAGCCAAGCAAAAAGCAGAACAAGAACGAATTAACAAAGAAGCTGCTGCTGATCAGAAGTTTCAACGAGAAGAAAAGGTAAGAAAGTTAGCAAGTAATAAAATTGGACAAAAATCCCTACAAGACGAAGATGTAGAAGGTTTTACTGGATATAGACGTAATCTTACCAAGTCTAAAACTATGGGAGGAAGCTACAATGCGTAGTGAATATGGTGGAGATTCAGGCAAAGCACCAGCTGGTGGTCAATCTGGAGATCGTGCCGAATACCAAAAAGTAATGAATCGATTCAAAAAAGCCAAAGGTAGATGGCAGAATTGGTCTGATATATGGGAAGAGATATATGATTATGTATTACCACATAGAGAAAGTTTTTTCGGTGAGTATGCTGGTCAAAGACGAACTGAGAATATTTATGATGAAACAGCAGTAACTGGACTCCCTAGATTTGCCTCAAGACTTCAGCTTGGCTTTTTTCCTCCAAATGGTCGAGCATTTAAACTAGCCCCAGGCCCTGAGTACCCAGCAGAGAGCATCAACTCTCAGCTATTGAAAGAACTTGATGATATTACGGAACTACTACATGAAGGGCTAAGAAATAGTAATTTCAATTCCGAGTTTCATGAAGGTCTTCAAGATTTAGGTATAGGTACGATGAATATGCTTGTTGAATCAGGACGTTTTACAGGCGATCTCCATTTTACTGCTGTACCACCAAATAACGTGGCACTTTTATCAGGTGCTATGGATCAAGTGACTGATTGGTTTCGATGGAATTACGACTGTGAAATTACAGACGTAAAGCATAGATATCCTGATGCAAAGTTTAGTAAGGACATGGAGCTTGTACAACAAAGAGATCCACATAGAAAGACTAGAATAATTGAAGCAACTATGTTTGATAGTGATGATAAATTTAAAGATGAATATACTTATTTTCTTTTATCAGAAACAGACAACCATATTTTACAAAAGACTAAGTTAAAAGGCAAAGGATCACTACCTTGGTTGACAACAAGATGGTCTAAAAGTGGTATGGAAGTTTGGGGAAGAGGCCCAGTACTACAAGCTATGCCAGCAATTAAAACTTTAAACCTAACTGTGCAGCTTATTCTTGAGAATGCAGAAATGGCAATAGGTGGTGCATATGTATATGATGATGATGGTGTATTCAATCCTGATAATATTACAATACAGCCTGGGACATTTATACCAAGAAGCCCAGGGAGTTCATTAGAATCTTTACAAAGCCCAGCACGTTTTGATGTTGGTCAATTAATATTGGAGGATATGAGAAGAAATGTCAGGAAGGCTATGTATATTGATGAACTCGATTCAAGAGCAAATGCGAAGACACCATTGTCAGCAACAGAAGTTTCAGAAAGGCTTGCTGACGTGGCAAGAGATATGGGAGCAGTCGCAGGGAGAATGCAGAAAGAATTTTTGCACCCATTGGTTGAAAGGATCGTACATATATATTCAGAGCAAGGTATCTTGGATATACCGAAAGTTGATGGTAGGGAAATAAGAATAGTACCAGTATCACCATTGCTAAGGGCTCAAGATCAACAAGATGTTGCTGATTTTGTCAGATTTCAACAAACTATAGCTGGAACATTTGGGCCTGACATAACACCAGCATTGTATAATCAAGAAAAAGTAATACAATATTTAGCATCAAAGTTTGGTGTTAAAGAAGAACTATTGGCTAGTAGAGATGAAGTACAAGGGAACATTGACATGGCATTACAACTAATGCAACAACAACGAGGACAATAATGAAAAAGGAAAAAGTCAATGCATCTATCGATAGTCGAAGCTACACTACTGAAGTTGAAGCTGATCTTAATAATAAAGCCTATGCTCTTTTTGGTTCAGGGATTGGCAAGTTGTTCCTTCAATATTTGGAGAATCTCACAACGGGCAACATTCATGGGGCAGGCGTACCAATCGAAAGTCTTGCTCACTTTGAAGGTCAGAGGTGGGTAGTTGCACTAATAAAACATAGAACAGAACTTGGGAGAAGAAATGGCGATACCAACTAATCCAGCACTATATGCAAAAGCCAAAGCTATTGTAAAAAAAAGAGTTGCTAAATGGCCATCGGCATATGCCTCAGGGCAGTTAGTTATTCAATATAAGAAAATGGGTGGTGGTTATAAAGGTGGCAAAAAGACATGAGTCTTAAGAAGTGGTTTGGTGAAAAGTGGGTTGATATATCTACAAAGAAAGATGGTAAGCACCCAAAGTGTGGAAGAACTATGGGAGATGGTAGAAAATATCCCAAATGTGTACCATCATCTAAAGCTGCAAGAATGACAGTAGCTGAAAAACGAAAAGCCACCACAAGAAAAAGGAAGACAAACCCTGAAGGTGGTGGTAAAAAACCAACTTATGCAAGGACGTAAAAAATGGCAAAGACACCAGCATGGCAACGTAAAGAAGGGAAAAACCCAAGTGGAGGACTCAATGCCAAAGGTAGAGCAAGTTTACGTCGTCAGGGGAAGAATATCAAACGTCCTGTTTCTGCAAAAGAAGCTAAGAAAAGCCCAAAAGCAGCTGCAAGACGTAAATCATTTTGTAAAAGAATGATGGGAATGAAAAAGAAATTGACTAGTAAGAAAACGGCTAATGATCCAAATAGTCGTATTAATAAAGCACTAAGAAAGTGGGACTGCTAAATAAGGAGATAATATGTCTGATGAACAAACAACTCAAGAAAGCAATGAAAGCACCGAGACAGAAGTCCAAAGCACCATTGCAAACGACACAGGTGAACAAAACGAAGTCGAACAAAAAGACTCAACAGAAAGACCTGAATGGCTTGATGCTAAGTTTGAAACACCTGAGCAGTTGGCAAACAGTTATAATCAACTACAGCAAAAGTTTCATAGCCGTCGTGATGAAATTAAAGCAGAGCTTGTGGACGAACTTAATGAAGAGGCTTCCAAAGAAGTTCCAGTAACACCAGCTGATTATAAGCTAGAGGTACAAGATGAAGAAGGTAATAATTTAGACGTACCTGAAGATGACACTATGTTAAATTGGTTTAGAGATAAGGCACATAATATGGCTTTATCACAAGATGAATTTAGTGATTTTGTTTCTGAGTATATGACAATGCAAGCACAAAGTGGGCCTGATTGGAATGTAGAATCAGAAACTCTTGGTGAACACGCTGACAGAAGACTGGAAAGAATAGATGCCTGGGCAAATTCAGTATTAGCTGAACCTGATTACAATACGTTTGCAAGTATTCCAGCATCAGCTGGTATGGTTAAGTTCTTTGAATCCATCATGGAATTGAATGGTCAGCCTAAGTTTAATATGACATCTACTACTGAGTTTCAAGAAGCAGTTACTAAAGAAGACTTACAAGCTGCACAAAGAGATGAAAAGTATTGGAAAAATGGTGGAGATCCAGTTCATATTGCAAAAGTAAGAGCTATGGCATCTCAATTATCAAGACAAAGAGATAGAGCCTCTTAGTAATGTGAATAGTCAAAGACTTAATTTTCTGAAACATTGTAATTACTAGAAGGCTCGTAGAACTACTTAGAGGCCCAATATTGGAATAACTTCAAGGTAGTAGTGAAGCGAATAACCAGAATAGTATAATTTTTAACTTATAACGGAGGCTATAATGGCTGTTAATACCATAAGCACTTCCTTTATTGAGGAGTTTGAATCAGGGGTACACGTTGCGTACCAGAGAATGGGTTCAAAACTTAGGAATACTGTTCGAACTAGAAATGGTGTAAAGAACAAAACAACATTCCAAAAAATCGGTAAAGGTTTTGCTACTACAAAAGCAAGGCATGGTAACGTCGCACCTATGAATCTTGCACACACTAACGTAAATGTAACAGTTGAGGATTATTTTGCTGGAGAATGGGTCGATGATCTAGATCAGTTAAGAATAAACCACGACGAAATGCAAGTTGCACAACAATCAGGTGCATATGCTTTAGGTAGAAAGACAGATGACCTAATATTAGGTGCTATGACTGGAACATCTTCTGCACATGACGAAACTTCTAACGGCATAACTTTAACATGGGCTTTAGAGCTTATGGAAAAGTTTGGCAACAATAATGTCCCTGATGATGGTCAGAGATATGCTGTTGTTGGCTGGGAGCAGTGGTCGCAACTGATGGCTATTGATCAATTCTCAAGAGCAGAATATGTTGGTGAAGCAGATCTTCCTTTCCCTAATGGCGTAACTGCTAAAAGATGGTTAGGATTCATGTGGTTTGCACATGGTGGTCTTACTGAACTAAACGGATCAGGTGCAGCTGGAACTACTCATAGAGAGTGTTTTGCTTACCATAGAGATGCCGTTGCTCATGCAATCGGTACGGATATAACTTCAAATATGCAATATCACAACGATAAGGACAGCTACTTTGTATTAAATAAAATGCAACAGAACGCAGTCTTGATCGATGGTGAAGGTGTATTTGAAATGGAACTAAAGAAATAGGAGGTAGACATGGCGTTAGTACAAGCAGACTTAAGTTTAGTTTCCTATGCTGGTAATGGGTTCCATATCTGGAATTACAAATCTACTGGTGATGCTCTTAACACAATAGATGCTGCTGGATATTTCAATGCATTAGTCAACGAAATGAATGTTGGCGATGTTATATTCATCAATGCATCTAATGGTTTTGGTATTACAACTGTGGTATCTAATGATGGATCAGCAATCGATACTGCTGATATTGTTAGCATGACCTCGGATAGTAGATAATGGCTAAGAAACCAACAAAAACTAAGGAGGTGGCTGTAAAGGCCACTTCCTCTCATACTGTAGAAACATCAAATGGTACAGTTTATACTGTTAGATTTGGGGATAAAGTTAAATTAGGGAGTAAAGTTGATGCCAAAAGCTAGTGATGGAAAAAACTTTCCATATACAAAAGAGGGTCTTGTCCAACTTAAAGCATACAACGAAAGACTAAAGAAAAAGCCAAAGACAATGGGTAAAGAAAAGAATGGCAATGGTGAAAGTATGCTAACTGCCAATCAGAAGAAATTACCTGAAGATCTAAAGAAAAAAATAATTGCTAAAAAAAAGGAGTCAGCATAATGAAAAAAAAGGGTAAAGGCAAAGGTGGCAGAGGCTACTAATGAAAAATAAAGGTCTTTCAAATAATCCAAAAACTAGAAAATTAGTAGCAAATCGTATGATGAATACTAGATCATATATGAGTGCATTAGCTGAAAAAGAATCACTTATACGTGAAAGACCATTTTCTTTTCAGGGTAATAAGACTGATATGACTAAATATAATCAGTTTCAAAAATCAGCACAAACAGGTGTGCCTCAAACTGATAGTAAATTAAATAAGACTTTTGCAAATTATGGTTCTAAATTTAATAGATTATCTGGTGCAATGGAAAAAGATCAGATTGCAAATAAACTAAAAAAATTCAAGACAATGGGCAAAGTTATGACAGCAATAAAAAATGTTTCTGTCCCTGGCATAATTGGGACTATTATGAGTCCAAAGAAAGTTGGTGACGCTACATTAAATCAAAAGAAAAAAGATCGTAATCCAAACTTTCCGAGGTAAGAATGCCACAAACAGCTAAGACGGATATTGAAGTAGCACAAAGAGCTATGGTTATGGTGGGAATGGAACCACTCTCATCATTTACCGAGGGTACTGATGAAGCCTTAGTTATGAATACAAGTTATGAAGATATAGTTGAAGATTGTTTGGCACAGAATAATTGGAACTTTGCTTCTGGTCAAAAAGTATTATCAAGACAAGCTGATGCTCCAGTTGCAAGATGGTCGGCAGCTTATGTTCTACCTACAGAGCCTTCAGTTATACAAGTACAAACTGTTACAATAGCTGATGCAGTACAGCAATATGATATATATGAAAGATTTATATATCTTAATGCCAACGAAGATGATGAAGTAGTTTTAAACTACATATTTCGAGTTGATACACAGTTTTGGCCACCAGCATTTACTTTATGGGTTATATATCGCCTTGCATCTATTTTGGCTTTAGCAGTAACGAGAAAAGGTGATATAGCTAGATCATACAGTCAATTAGCTGAAGTTCAGTTTAGAAGAGCTAAAGCTAGAGATGCACAGCAAGTAACTACACAACAAGTTGCTCTCAGCAGATTTCATAAAATAAGACTTGGATCTGGTATTTATGCAAAGATCGAAGGAGAATCAACGAGTTGAATGAATGGCATTATTAAGACAGTTTACTACAAATTTTTCATCAGGGGAGTTATCCCCTCTTTTGTCATCTAGAGTCGATGCAGCTGCTTATGCAAATGGAGCTTTTAGGCTTCGTAACGTAAGGTTAAAGGCTCAGGGGGGTTGCACTAGGCGACCTGGGCTTAGATACCTTCAGACGCTTGCAAATGAGGCTTATCAAACGGAAGCATATGTATTTGATGAAAATGAAGCATATATATTACTATTTAGTAATACAAAACTTAGAATTGTAGATATTTCAGATCCAACAACATTATTACAGACTATTACAGGTTGTCCTTGGCAAACATCACAAATTGGATCATTAGTTGTTTCCCAAAGTGGTGATACAATGTTTTTGACACACCCAGACATTCCTATGCAACAAATAGAAAGAACAAGTTCTACTAACTTTACTAGAACAGAATTTGATTTTGATATTTCATCAGGATTAAAATTCCAACCATATTTCAAGTTTGCAGCTGGTAGTGTGACTATTACACCTAGTGGAACAAGTGGATCTGTCACACTTACGGCAAGTGCTACTGCTTTTACATCAGCATATAATGGACTTTATCTTAGATTAGTAGATGATGCACTTACAGTACGTCATGCTTTGATAACAGGTTATACAAGTGGGACAGTTGTTACTGCTACTTTATCAGGAGCAATAGCAAATACCAATGCAATAACTACTTGGGCTGAACCAGTATTTAGTTCTGTCAGGGGTTTTGCTAGAGCAGTTACTTTACATGATCAACGATTAATATTTGGGGGGAGCAGAGATTTACCTAACTTCTTGTTTATGTCTAAGATTGCAGAATTTACAAACTTTGATGTAGGAACAGCACAAGATGATGAATCTATCCAAATACAAATCGCAGAAGCACAGGTGTCAGAAATTAAGGCTTTGCAATCATTTCGATTTCTCACAATCTTTACTTCTGAGCAAGAACTCTTTGTGCCTACAAGTGAGAACAAACCTCTTACACCATCGACAATCACAGTTAAAAAACAAACTAGCTATGGATCAGGATCAGTTCAACCACAAGAGTTTGATGGTGCAATAGTATTTTTAACTAAATCCAAAGGTGCAATCAGAGAATTTATTTTTTCAGATATATCACAAGCCTATAACTCAGACTCAATTACTTTGTTATCGGAACATATTATAGGGACTCCATCGGCTATTGAGGCTCAAAGAGAATCAGCTGATCAGATGGAGGGATATCTTTACCTATTAAATACAGATGGTCATATGCCAGTATTTATGTCTATTAGAAAAGAAAAGGTACAAGGCTGGGTTAGGTACGATACAACTGGTAATTTTAAAAACATAGTTAATGTAAATAGACAGATATATACAGTAGTCGAAAGAACAATAAATAGTTCTACAGTTACAACATTAGAATTGTTTTCCAATAGCTTTCATTTAGATATGGCATCACAGCAAACTGGTAGTGCTACGACAACATGGACTGTATCACATTTACCCAACACAGAAGTCCAAGTGAAGTCAGGTAATTTTAGTTTAGGTACATTTACTACAAATGGTAGTGGTCAACTTACACTTAATGATGCTGTAACATCAGTTGAAATAGGGCTTGGCTATACTCCTGAAATAACGACACTTCCTCCTGAAATGCAATTACCAGATGGTATAAGTGTTGGGCAAAAACGTAGGGTTGTTAGAGCAGTTCTAGATTTAGTATCTACTCTTAATGTGAAAGCTGGTGGTACTAGGATTCTGTTAAGATCTGTCACAGATGATTTTTCTTTAGATCCAACTGCTCTTACACAACGTAAAGAAGTTTATTTGTTAGGTTGGTCAAAAGAGGGTAGAGTAACTGTAACACAAGAAGAGCCATTACCAATGACGTTGAATGGAATATTATTAGAGGTTGAAGTATAATGGGTGCTGCTGGATATGCTATAAGTGCTGTAATGTCATTAGCTGCTGCAAGGCAAGCTCAAAAAGCCTATGCAAATGATGCACAAGCTGCAATGGAACAAGCTGAAGTTGCTAAGATACAAGCTGATCAAGAAGCAATCAATAGAACAGCACAATTAAATGCACAACTAGCTAGAATATCTGCAAGTCAATCAGGTGGTGGTGTATCTATAGGAACTAGTGGTAGTTTCCAAGCACTAAAGAAAAATGAAGTTAAATTAGCAAATGCTGATATATCTGCAATAAAGTTTATGGGTTTACAAAATAGACGTAAGTTTCAACTTGATGCTAAGTCAAGCAAACTTAAAGGTAAAGCAGCAGTTATAACAGGTGTATCAAATGCAGCTTCGGCTGGATCTAAAGCATACTATGCAAATAAGACTGGAACAGGATAATGGCAATTAAAAGAACAATTACACGGCAATATGGTGTTAGACCTGTACAGATGGATACATCATCTGGAGCATTGGCTTTAGCACAAGCAAGTCAGAATGTAGCTAATACTATATCTAACGTGACTAAATTTGTTGACGATAATCAATTCCAAGAGGCAGTTCTAAAAGCTGAGATAGCTGGTAGACAAGTTGGATCACAAACAATTCAAGATAAAAATGGTAATACTATACCTAAACCACTTGATCAAAATACATTAAATTCTTTTACTGCTGATATTTATAACAAAGCCAATATTAGAAAAGCCCAGGAGTATTATAAAAAAGAAGCAATTAATAGCTATGGATTAGCATTACAGAATCATGCAGTCGCTGAAGCTGATATGGCATTAGCTAAAAATGGTGGCAAGATTAATGACAAAGGCAAGTTAATCGTTGATGACTTTAAAGATAAATATATAGATGGAATTAAAGGATCAATCGCACCACAAGTATTTGATATTATTAGTCCAGCATTAAGTAAGATATGGGGTCAAGCATCTAGAAAAGCATCTGCTATACAAATAAAAGAAGTCAGAGAAACTCAATTATTTGAAGCTACAAAATATTCTGAACAACTTTTAGCTATGGAAACTAACCTTATAACCAATGGCACAGACAGTGATGAAGAATATGAGTTTATAGAAAGAGAAAAAGCAAGAGTATTCTCCATAATAGATGATAATGCATCGTCAAAACAAAAGTCAAAACAATTTCAGTTAGCTTACAACCAATCTTTACAACAAAATGTTTCTTCTAATGCAGTAGATCTAGCGTATGAAGCTGGTGTTTCTATACCTGATTTATTGGTTATGGCATTTGATACTGGTAAGACATTTGCAAATGATCCTAATATTGATGGCATTAAGATACAAAAGGTTATGGAATCTAAAATTGCTTTCTATGACAAGCTAGATACAGAAAATAGAGAAAAAATGAGAATTGACTCATCAGATTTATTTTCTACATTAGGATTAAAGATTCTTCTTAATGAAACTGTTTCTGAAAATGACATTTCTAAAATGCTTTTACCTGACCAATTAAGGTTTGCAAAATTAAAAGCAGCACAGTTAAAATTATCTACTACACAAGATGTAAAAGATTTTAATGATAATATTTCTAATAGATTATTAGCACTATCTTTTGGGGATATTAAACCAGCAAAGCCAACTGATGAAAATATTGAGATTGATGGCATTGGTAGTTTCGATACACCAGCACAGTTAAAAAAACGTGCAATAGTAAATGAAATGAACGAATTAATTAGGCTAATTGGTCATAAAGATACAACAGTATCTGTACGAAGCAATATATACAAAACACTTCAAAAGGTTCATCAAGCTAATCTTGCAATGACAAAAGATGCTTTTAGAGCCAATATGGAAAAAATGTTTACAGGAAGTGGTGGTGTTGTAGCCCAAGATCCAAGCACACTTCTTAGTTTTGATTATATACAAGCATTAAAGAGCAAAGGTTTTATCGGCCCTGATAAAAAAGTAAATGCTTATACAGAAGAAGATTGGGTAAAAAGAGTTTCTACTTATGCTAAAGATTGGCAAAAGGCTATTAAGAAAACACATATGCTATCACAAGTCGGATCTTTTATAAATAATGGTGTTGTTTTACCTAAAGAACATAAAGTTGCTTTAGAAGAAATAATTGGCAAAACTATCAATGTTAATGGTCAAGTTATGCCACATGATATCTTTAGTGATAATGAAGATGTTAGAGAAACAAGCATAGAATCTCTAACAAAACACGCAATAGCATATAAATTCATACCACAATATGCAAAGAATGTTTTTGAAAGTATACAAACATTAGAAGGCGATGCATTTAATCATGCTAAACGTCTTTATGAATCAATAAAAAGTGCTTTTATGAAAGATACTCCAAGTAATGATTCTTTCTTCCAACAAATTGCTGGTGATAATGTGTCTGGTGTAAATATACAGATGATGGAATCAGCAATGTTTTATAGAGATTCGAAAACATTTTTAAATGTTAATTCGCCAAAATCAGCCAACAGAAATCTTTCAGACATATATCCTAATAGTACTTTATTTGGAGGCACAGCCAAGTCTGAAGCAGAAGTATTTGATCTAGCTGCCAAAGAAGTGTTTGATACTATAGATGATAATTGGTTTGTTAGATTTTTTAGTAATGGTGTAGGTGGTCAACCATATGAAAGTAAGGTTGTAGATAAATTCTTTGCCCAAAGTGGTGTAGATAATATGGAAGAGGCCATATTTAAAGAACCACTTTTAAAATCAGAAATGATGAAATATGTAAAATACCAAATAGCACAAGGTTCAGTAACAGCTGATGAAAAGGGTTTAAAAGTAGCTATCAAACACGCATTATATAAATTCTCTGGTAACATGAGTTTACAAGAAGATCGTAATGGTAAAATTTATCTGACAAGGGGTGTTGATATAGTTAAAGCATCACAATCAAATGTCCCAGATGGTATGGGTTTTTTGGTTACTAAAGACATTATTAATGCAGATGTATTAAGTAAATATAAACAGACTTTTTCTGTTGAAGGTGCTGATCCACAACTTAAAGAAGCTATTGAAAATGGTAAGTTTCTTTACATAAGCAATAATAATAGAGTAGGTAATCCGACTTATAGAGTTGTTGCTGAAACTGAAGATAGTCGAATGATAACAATAGCTGATGGCTATTCTTACAACTATGAGGGATCACAACTACAATCAGACTTTACAGATGCAAAACAAAAAATATCTAATGGTGGTGTAAGATCTGTGTTTGGCTACTTCGATTTTATGTCACAGAATAATATTAAGGCAGTAATGGAATCTATTGATTCTAATAGAGATTTTACTAAAGGTTTAGCAAGTTTATTTGCTGGTTATAATAATATGGCTAATACTCTTGGTTTAAAATCTATTTCATTACCTTCAGTAAGTAATTATCTTGCAAGTGATCTAGGTAAAAAAGAGGTACAAGAGTTTTTTGACAACTACAGATTGATAAGGTTTGATCTTAGATGATTGAAACACCACAATATACAGTAATAAAAAATAGTATATTATCTGACTACGACAATATGGAAGCACCAGATATTGCTACAGCTAATGATGTCTATAAAAGTCCATTAGTTGCTCCTGAAGAATATACTTTTGGAGAATCATTTGAAGCTGGGTTTCGTCAATATGCACCAGCCCAGGCTATAATGAGATTGTTTGAAAACTTAGATTTCCAAGATGATCCAAGTTATGATCCATTAAAAGATGAACAAATACCTGAAGGATATTCATATCGTTTTCTAAATAGTGCAAGTGAGCATGAAACAGCTGTACGTTTAGAAAGATTAGATGCCGACTTAGCTGATATGGATATAGTAGAAAATGGTAATCTTCTTGCAGTAGGTTTAGGTGGACTTGTTTCTCCACTTACTTTAGCCCCAGTAGGTACATTTAAAACTCTGTCACAAACAAGTTTCCTCAAAAGGTTTGTTGGTAGTGCTGCTTTTACCTCTGCAATCTATGCACCTGAAGAACTATTGATAGCATCACAAAACGAAGGTAGAGGTGAAATAGGACAAACTCTTGTACCATTAGTAGGTGCAGCTTTAATTGGTGGCACAGTTGGTGGTATATTTGGAAAACGTATTACAGCTAATATGAATCCAGCAGAAGAGTTTGCACAAGATGGTGAGCAGACAATATTTAGAAGCGTTGGAGCGGCTGGTAATAATCCTAATAACTTAAGAGCATCTTTAGAAGCTGAGGGTTTAGCAGAAACAGGTATTAATCTAGAAAAACTAAAATGGAATCCAGTTACAAGACTTACACAAAGTGCTGTACTTGGTTCACGAAAGATTGCATCACAGTTAGTGGATATGGGTGGTGTTATCCAAAAGAAAGTACAGGGTGGTAAAGTTACTGGAGAAGCACAAGACCAATCTGTAGAAACGCAATTCAGAACAAATTATCTTAGTTCATTGTTAGATGCTATTAGAGCAAGTGATACAGCATATCTTGCATTTAGAGGAGTAGAAGCAAAGTCTGGAGATATTGGTAGATCATTGCAAATGTTATCACAGAAAGGTAGGGATTTTATTAAAAGAAATTCTACATTATCTGAATTTGGTTTTCGTGAAAGAGTTACCAAAGCAATGAGAAATGGTGATGTAGATCTAATAACAGATTCAGCAACACAGTTTGTTAATCAAGCAGCTACTGCTTATCGTAAACATTTAAACATGATCAAACAGCAAGCTGAAGATGTAAAATTATTTGAGATTGATTTAGCTAAGAAAATCAAAGGGTTAGAACAAAAGGTTGCTGACGGATTAGTTGATGCTAGTGAATTAGTAAAAGCCAAAAATTTATTGAACAAAATTAGGTCTGAGGGTGTGTTACTTAATACAGCTAGAGGCTATGTTCCTAGAGTTCCAAGGCTTGATAAAATAGAAAAGAATGCTGAACAATTTAAAATTATTGTAAGTAATTGGGCAATCGGTCATTTTGCAAATATGACACGTCAAGCAGCTAATGAGTATGCAGATAATATTATTCTCAATTACACAAAGAGTAGACCTTTCTACAATTTAGATGAGGGAACAGATCAGATAGATTGGATAACAAATGCATCAGGGGCAAAGGCCAGATCATTTGAAATACCTGATAAACTAATAGAAGATTTCTTAGAAAACGATATTGAAGTTCTTATACGGCATCATACTAAAACAATGGGTGTCGATATAGAGTTAACTAGAAAGTTTGGCGATGTATCTATGAAAAAAATTCTTGATGATATTGGTCAAGAATATGCTGCTAAAATAAGAGAAGCACCTACTATTGCAGAAAAACAAAAGCTAAAAGAAGGACTTGCTAATGATCTAAGAGATGTAAGAGGACTTAGAGATAGGGTCAGGGGTACTTATGGTGCATCAAAAGATCCCCATAATATGGCTAGTAGATTTGTTAGGCAAATGAAATCATTCAATGTTTTAGTTGGAATGGGTGGAGCAGCTGTTTCGTCTATACCTGATATAGCTAGACCAATAATGGTTGAAGGTTTTAAGAATGTATATGAACATGGCTTTAGACATATGTTTAAATCACATAGATCTACAATAAAGCAAATGCTCGACAGAGAAGCTAAACAAGCTGGTATAGCCGTTGATGCTGCATTAGGGTTAAGAGCAAATGCATTCTCTGATGTAGGCGATTTATTTGGCAGTAGGTACGCAATGGAAAGAGCATTAAACTCTTCTACTGGTGTATTCTTTCTTATTAATGGATTGAACTATTGGAATCAGGCACTTAAAGAATTTTCAAGTAATATAATAACTTTAAGAATGACTGATGCGATAATGAGAGATTATCAAAGAATTAGCAATATAGATCGAAGAAAGTTATTGGCAAATGGTATAGATGGTACTGATGCATTACGTATGCAACAATTAATTAGACAACATGGTCAAAGGGTAGATGGTGAATGGTTGCCAAATACTGCACTATGGCCAGATCAACAAATGGCACAAAAGTTTCGTAATGCACTTAATCAGTCAGTAGAAAGAACTATAATAACCCCAGGGGCTGGTGATCGTGCATTATGGACATCTACTGAATTTGGATCATTAATAACTCAATTTAAAGGTTATGGTCAGGGTGCAACTGTAAGATTACTAACATCTGGGTTACAAGAAAAAGATGCATCATTTTGGCAAGGTGCATTAGTTTTAGTAGGTTTGGCATCTATGGTGAATGAACTAAAAAAGAAACAATATGGTATAGATAAAGAACAATCATATACAGAGTTATTAGGTGATGCAGTAGATAGAAGTGGTGTATTAGGTTGGTTTACTGATGTTAATAATTCAATAGAGAAATTATCTGATTATAAGTTTGGTCTTAGACCATTAATGGGTAGAAACGAATCTTATCTACCATTCGGTGCTAAAATGGGTGCTTTATTTGGCCCAGCAGCTTCTAATATCACAACTGCCTCAAGTGTTGCAAGTGATGCTTTAACAGGTGATTTTGATGAAAGTACTTTACGAAGTATGAGATTTATAACACCTACAGGAAACTTACCATACTTAGATCCTATATGGGACAACATCATGGCTGCTGATAGAAAGTAATGTGAATTGATAAATTATCTATAAAAAGTAAAGGTATAAAAATGGCAGAACTTACTGAAAAACAAAAGAATACAATGAAAAAACATAGTGTGCATCATACAAAGAAGCATATGAAGTTTATGAATAATAAGATGGGACAAGGTATGTCATTTACAAAAGCACATAAACTGGCAATGAAAAAGGTTGGTGAATAATGGCTACTATATCGATTGCAGATAATGATGCACGTATACAACATAGTATAGGTGGTGGAGGTAATACAGCTAACTCTACTCAGTTTACTATAGATTTTCCATTTTTTGCACTTGATGATATTAATGTAACAATAACCAATAGTTCAGGTGTTGATACAGTTTTAACAAGAGGTACTGGATCTAATACCTTTGCTGTTACAGGTACAGCTGTTGATGATGGATTCTCTGGTGGCAACATTACATTAGGATCTGTGTATACAAGTAGTACTGTTACTATATCCAGAGACATACCTATTGTAAGAACAAGTGACTTTGCTACTAGTGGGCCATTTAATATATCAAGCCTGAATACTGAGTTAGATAAAGTTTATGCAGTAATGCAGCAACTTGAAACCAAGAATGATCGTGCATTAACTATGGCAGAATCTGATGATGCTAATGAAATTGCACTACCAAATAAGGCTTCTAGAAAAGGTAACGTCCTTGCTTTTAATGCAACAACAGGAGCAGCAGAATCTGGGCCATCTATTGGATCAGTTACAACAGTTTCATCACAATCAACTAATATTAATACATTAGCTGGGATATCATCGAATATTACAACAGTTGCTGGAATTTCATCTAATGTAAGCACAGTAGCTGGTATATCAGGTAACGTCACAACAGTTGCTGGTAATTCGTCTAATATTAATAGTGCCGTTTCCAATGCATCAAACATTAATACAGTTGCTGGTTCCATAAGTAATGTCAATACAGTTGCTGGTGCTATATCTAATGTAAACTCTGTAGCCAGTAATGCTTCGAATATAAATACTGTAGCTGGTAAAGCCTCACTTATAACATCATCATTTGCATCTGATATGGCTTTGATAGATTCATCTTTTGTTACAAAAATGGGATTGGTAACAAGTGATTTTGTAACAGATATGGGATTAGTAACGGCAGATTTTATTTCTGACCTAAACGATATTGCTACTACAGCTATAATAGCAGATCTAGATTTATTGGCTACATCTGACTTCATATCTGATCTTAATGCAGTTGAAGGTATAAAAGCCAATGTAACTACAGTAGCTGGGATAAGTAGCAATGTTACTTCGGTAGCTGGTAACTCAAGCAATATTAACTCAGCCGTAAGCAACGCAAGTAATATAAATGCAGCAGTATCTAATGCTAGTAACATAAACTCAGCAGTAAGTAACGCATCTAATATTAACTCAGTAGTAAGTAATGCTAGTAATATTAATACAGTAGCAGGTGCAATTAGTAATGTTAATAGTGTGGGTGGTGCAATAGCTAATGTAAATACTGTGGCAACTAACCTATCAGGTGTTAACAGTTTTGCAGATAGATATAGAGTAGCAAGTTCTGCTCCGTCTAGTTCTTTAGATGTTGGTGATCTATACTTTGATACAACAGCAAACGAACTAAAAGTTTATAAGTCAAGTGGTTGGGCGGCGGCAGGTTCTACTGTCAATGGCACTTCAGCTAGATTTCATTATGATATCTCAGGCACACCAACAAGTGTGACTGGTAGTGATGCCGCAGGTAATACTCTTGCTTATGATGCTGGATTTTGTGATGTATATGTGAATGGTGTTCGTATGTCTACAGCAGACATTACCATTACAAGTGGAGATACAGTTACTTTTGCTAGTGCTTTAGC